ATGTCTTCCGCGGAGAAATCGACCTTCCTTCCTGATACCATGGCATCCCGTACCAATCACAACCATCCCGCCAGCGCCTGTCAAATTTTACAATTGTTTTATTTTTAGGGTTCGGGAAATATGAAAATTCAAAAATCAAAATTGAAAATTGAGATTGAGCAACGCATCAACGAAATCAAAATAAACAAATAACCATATAACAAGGCTATAAGCAACCAGATAGAGAGAAAACAAAGTGTCTTTGTGTATGCCCGTACCTGGGGAAATTTTCCGACAGGGTAATTTCCCTAGGTTTATTGAATTGTGTTTGCAAAACTCAATTTAATAAAGGATTGCGTTGATGATTTGGCATTAAGTGTTCGCTTTCATAAGCGAAGTCTTAATGCCTTTTATATCCCTATACCACAACTCTTGAAACCTAAATACAAAAAGCAAACTAATTTAGTTTGCTTTTTAAAATGAATGATTGATTCTATTTAGAATAAATCATTGTATTCTGTTAAGTAGAATTTCCATTCATTAGCAGATAGCTTCTCTGTAAAGCCTTCGTAATGCGTAGCATCTAACATCTCTCTGATGCGTTCGGATTTGTAAGTAAGCAATTCGTTTGCTTCTTCTTGCTGCTTAATAGCTTCAAATGATTTTAATTGATTCTCGGACATAACTTATAATTTAAGGTTAATAATGGCAATTCATTAGCAGGCTAAGAGCTATGTAGTCAAGGAGGAATTGGAATACCGGAGCACGCGACAGTGTGTGAGGATATGCCGAGAAAATCCTTTACTACATGGCGACCTGCTATCTTTGCCTAATTATTAGCCTTAAATGTTGTGGCCGTTTGACCTCAATTATATCTGAAGTAGTATTTAAGTTGTAGTGCCGTAAAAGGATAAGACTTATTCGCAGAATGTGTTTTATCCTTATGGGTGGATGTTTAAGCAACAATCATTTTGAATTTGAGTGGGCGAAAATTAAAGATGTTTGTTGCGTGCGTTAGGGATAGGAGCGATACCCCACAGCGAGGAACGAGCGAGGAGTAAAGCGGATAGCCCGACCTGAAAGGGAACGCCCTATCGAATAGTTGTACCAATAAAACCTCTGCTATTATCGCCTTTCTCTGAATACTTCCAGTAGTAATAATTATCAAAGGCATCGGAGAAGTGTGTCGTCTTCCACTGTGGAATGTCTGACTTCTTCTCGTCTGATTTGTCTTTCTCGATTTCTTTTTGCTTTAATGGGCTATTCTTTATAGATACAATCAACTCTTTTGCATGCTCACTATTTATCCATAAATCGGGCAAATGGTGCAATCTCCCAGACATCCAATCTTCAAAAAAGAGAAACTTATCCTTATGGTTAATCTCCGTTAATCGATACTTATCCGTAACTATCCATCCAGCTTTTTGCAATTGCTCTTTAACTTTGTCGAAATACGTCATAGTACTATCGTAATCACCACGCCTTCTACCATCAGAACCACCATAAAGATTAACGTGCTTGTATTTGTGAAACTTAAAGTGATTGATAAACTTATCAACCAAGTGCCTCATAACTTTAGGTTGCTCCACATAATAAGTCCGAACCACTTTAGCATACGGATATTGCTCCTGCCCAATTACCATCACATTAATTCGAGAACCAAAATCAAAAGAAATATCTAAGGGTTCATTCGGTCTAACATCTTTATCAAAACGGCTATCAATATCTTTAACAATGCCTCCATTATTATCTTCTTCATCATCCAAAAGATTGTAATTGTATTCAGGATCATAAGTATGCGTTCTATCGGAGTAAGCAGGATAGAATAAATCTGTCCGCAATTTTGGGCGGATATTTAGCACCTCTAAATCATAGGTATGCTGGCTCATATTTCTTTTAAGATTTCTAAAAAAAACTTCTCCTAACACATCTTTATTCATCAATGCTGAACCTTGCAAATAAAGGAAATCTTTAGGATTTTCTTTTGCGAGCTTTTCATATTTATAAATGTATTCTTCCTGTAGTCTAGTGGCGTGAGTAGTAGTAAAGCTCATGCCGTGATGGCGAGCAAAAGAAAACCTTTTACCATTTCCCCTGTTGGCAGGCATGATGTCGCTTTCTAAGGGTTCTTGTTTTAATTTGCAAAATTCATCTCCTTGGAGATAGTCATAAGAACCTGAACGAGCCATTTCTGGTCTGTCCATAGAAATCATTTCTATTGTATATCCATTCCAAAAAATTATAGAATTTTTATAGTCACCTAGTGCCATATAAGCTTCTTTCCATTTCCAAGATTTTGGTGGCTTTCTACCGACAAAATAATGAATATCTTTGTGTAAGCCCATCATTTCCCAATGAGCAATCATTACGGGTAAAGACTTAGTTTTGATGTGCATATACAATAAACCAATAAAGCCATTTTTCCCTCTAGGCAAATTTTTAAGCAAATCAATATTTTCATCTGCTAGCATAGTAGTTTTGCCTACCCCTCTACCTGCAACAACTACTTTATTGAGCGCATTTGAAAGTTTAAAAGCTGCTTGAATTCTATTGTATTTGAACTTATTCATTGGTTACATCTTCAAAGTCAATATCAATGGCGTTTTTATCGATGTATTGGAAAATTTTAGATTTTTCAAATACTTCTTTAATTTGCTCGAAAACTTTAGGATCAATAACTGATTTGAACTGATTTAAGAACTCAAGATCAATTACAACTGGTTGTTCAGGCATTTGTAATTTGCTAAAGTCTGGCAAATCGGGATCATCATTTTTAAGGGCATTAGCATCATTAAAATTTTTTAAAGACTTATTTGCTTCAGCATAGTCTTGTTTTTTTAAGCAAATATTATACAATCTAATAGCCATTTCAGTAGCTTGTTCTCTTCTAATTTGCTTTGATGTTTGTTCATATTGGCCAAAAAGAAATTCAGCTTGTTTTATCAAATTGTAGCCCTGCTGTCTAGTGGTGAGCTTCAATGTTTTCATGATAGGACCTACAGCATTCCTTTTTGTTTTATAATGCATCAACATTTGAAAAGCAAACTCAACTCTTTTGTATTGCTCAAACTCTTTTTCATTTAGATCTACTTTACCTGTAGTATCTATCATGTATTCCTGTATTTTATTTAAAAGTTGGCTCATCGGATTCAAATAAATTTTTATTCATAATTGCATCTACTTTTTCTATATCTTCTTTAGAACCAAGCTTTGCATTGGCGAAAATGCTCTCTCTTATTTCTAATTCAGTTTCCAATTTTGCTTTAAAATATGCGTGGTAAATTGCATTACCAGGAGTATTTAAAAAATCCATGAAAATTGAAAAATCTTCGTGCTCTATTTCGCATAAAGTAGCGACTTCATGAGGCTCATAATACAAGCCACCAAATCGAGCAACATTCTCCAACAAATTTTCATATTTAGCTGTTAAAAATTCCATCTAAAATATTTTTGTAAAAGTTGAAAGTGTCTTCATCAAAAGAAATAATACCACTTTCTTCTCTAGGGTTATGCGATAAATTCATGGAAGAAATAACCACGCATTTTTTTGCTCCATCAAATAGCCAAACTTTGGCGTGTATTCTTTTAAAAATAAATGTATCCATTAGTTTTTCAGCTAAAATGCAAGCTGAAGGACTGCTAAATTTCAAATTGTTATCCACACAAATCAAGATTTCATTTAAAAGCCCTTTATTTCTCAAAGTACTTAAAGCAGTAATGGCTCTTTTGCTGAGAGAATAAGAAGTTGCCAAAAATTGGCAAGTTCCTGAAAAATATAAAATGTATTGAATTAAATCTAAGCTGGAGCAATTTTTTATATAAAAAAAAGTCTGCTTTTGATCCACTAAATTTCCCAATTTAGAAAGTTCTTTTTTGTTAGAAATATAAATCATCTTACTTGCTTTTCAATGTTTGACAATTCAAACTGATACTTTCTAAGCTTCTCATCATATTTAATTTTCAAAGATTCTTTAGTCGTTGATTCTATAAGTTTTTGATATTTGGTTACATAAGTTCGAAGATTGTTTCTTTTCCGAATTAGTTCAGCACCCACTTCAAAATCATCTGCTTTTTCCATCCAAGCGGGCAATCGATTGTATTTATCGATGTAATCCAATATTTCCCATATTTTATTAATTCGATTCCAATTTTTGACAATAAGCTGCGCTCGAATAAATCGTTGTTTTTGATTTAAAATACTTCTCAGCTCTGTATGAGCATTTGAAGCTTCTTGAAGCAAACGAGCTTTTTCAATTTTTAAATCTTTGATAGTCTTTTCAAAATCAGAAGTGGCTTTTTCAATTTTTTTGATTTTAACTTCTTCTGGAGGTGGTGTACTAACCTTTTTAGGTAGTGTGGTAGGCTTGTTAGGTAGTGTGGTAGGCTTATTGGGTAAGCTCACCAATGCTTTTAATTCTTTCACCAATATTTTTTCATTAATAATAGAATAGCGATTTTCAAGCTTTGGCAATTTATCATTATAAGGATCATTAGCCTTTAATAAGTCAATGCCTATCTGATAGTTATAGGGTGCTTGTAAATATGCTGCAATTGTCATAAAACAAAATTGCAAAATTGCAATTGCAAAATGTAGGACAAAAAAAAGCTATTGCAAGAATGCAATAGCTTTTAAAATTAACCCTAAAATATAAAAAATGAAAATTATTCTCCTTCTCCTTATCATTCACCACCATCTGGTGTTGGATTAAGTGTTCTTTCTCCTTCATAATAAGGAGCGTGTGTTGGCTGACCAGTTGCCTTGAATGTGAACTGCGTACCTCTTCTGTCTGCCGATGCTACACCAGTAGTGTAGTTATTAGCTTCGGTGTTGTAAGCTCCTCTAAATTGAGAACCAATTTGGCGATAAACTACTTGATTATTTTCGCCCATTTCAGGTACTAAAAATAACCAATCACAACTACCTAGCATAGATAATAGACCAGCATTTCTCTTGTCATTGTTAGGAACAAAACCATTAACCATGTGTTCAAAGCTTCTTCCGTCTTTTTCGCCTACAGCATTAGACTGAACTTCACCAGTCTCATCTGTAATTTTGATTTTGCTAAATCCTTTTCCCGCTTTAAAAGTGTGATTTCCTGTAATTGTAACCAAATCTTCAGGTAATTCTGGATTTTCCGTTGGTGTAGCAATCGTATCAAAATCAGAAATTTTAGCAAAAAGAATTTCTAATCCTGTACCTGATGGGTTAGCCCCACATTTTTTATTGAAATCTAAAGTGTTCATTATAAAAGTTTAAACTATTTTAAAATTATTCTTCTGTATTTTCTCCTTCACCAGAATTAGCTCCTAGTTCGGCAGTTCTTTTTTCCACAGCGCTTAATACGCCTTTTCTTTCTTCACCTTCAGGCACTAGAGCGTTGATAGCTTCAACACTTTCTGCTTCTTCAATTAAAGCTGTTAATTCTTTAACCGTTAAAGGTTTTACTGAAGGTGTATTTTCTAAATCAGCATTTGCACTAGAATCATCTACTTCAGCTTTAGATACCAATACAATAGAAGGCGAATTCAAGTTAATGAGCTTCTCCATCACTCTAGCGTTATTGATGTCTTTTTTGGCTGTAAATTCACCTCTCATTCCTGGTAATGAAAATCTATGATTTTCATTTTTGAATTTGTAAGTGTTTCCGTTTTGACTTTTATAAGTGGTCATGCTTAATTTTTAAATGTTTGTAAATTATTCTCCTTCTCCTTCGCCAGAACTAGTACCTAAAACATTGCTCCAAACAAAGTTTCCTGAACCAAATCCCCATGCAGCAGAATAATCTACCAATAGGTTAAGATTTCTCTTTTCAGATTCAACATCAAATTTTCCAATATCTTGAACTTGATCTATCAATCTCAAGAAGTTGTTTTGTGGTGTTGCAAAGACTCTTTTTGAGTTCATTTCTTCAATCCCCACAACTGTAACAGGTGTTTTAGGTATTTTAATGGAAATAATTCCATCGTTGTCTGACAATTCAATGCTTTTATTTTGGTTGTTTGCTTCATAATCATCTACGATGTCATAAATCAAACTAACATCCGCAAAAACTCTATTTTGACATCTACGAATAGATTCGGGTTTCATACCTCTAATAAAACCTAACATAGCATCAAAAGGATTTGTATCAAAAGAAACAGTTTCAATCAAATTGCTTTTAGTATTAGCTTCAAAATCATTTAATATTTTCAAAATACCATCCGCAGAATCAAGGGCATCACCAGCAGTACCAATTGTTGGCTCTGCGTAAACACCATTTACAGCAATCAAGCTTCTTTCTTCTTGTGCTTTTCTAAGCACTTCAGAAAGAATAAAACGACTAATCGTTAAATCTTTTCTGTCTTTACCCTCTTGATCGTACATCCACGCCAACCAAGAATCAAATAAATCATCAACGTTCCAAGGAAAGTCAATTTTCATTCTTCTCATTTGAATTTCCTCTGGCTTGAAAGCAACTCCACCTTTTGGTGTCCAATTTTTTTGGAAAGGCTGAGTGATTTCTTCAAAATGACTGGTTGTCATTTTAAATATACCTCTAACATTCGGGATGGTTCTCATAAAACGCTCAATGTTCGTTTTGTAAAGAATTTGAGTAAACACATCTTTCATGTTTGTTTCAATATATTGTCCGAATTCGGCAGCAACTTCTTGAATGTTTATTCTAGTATTAACAGGTGTCGTTGGCATTTTTCTAATTTTTTTCTTTAATTAATTGCAATACAAATATTGATTGATAATTTCCATAAAAAAAGGACACATATTACATCAATCCTACGCTTTTAGCGTATCTGTAATGTGCAGCTTCTTTTGTGTTATTATTAAAATTGTCTCCTTTCTTCCCAGTAGAAGTTTCGGTTGGCTTATACTTCGCCAATTCGTCTCTTTCTTCTGTTAATGCTACGATTTGAGCATTTAAATCCTCAATCGAAGTATCTCTTTCTGCTATGGTATCATTAGCCGTAGCTAAATCAGCAACAGCTGTTGCATTTTCTTCTAATGTAGCTTCTACATTATCTAAATGCTCTTCACTTAATGAAGCGTGTCCATCAACTAAAGCAATTGGCGTTTCTTCTTCAAGTCCTATTACTGCGCCAATTCTGGCGTAAGTTTTTTCTGTATTCATGGTATTTGAATTTTTATTTTTATTTGATAATTCTTTTGCTCTTTGTATCACTTCCTCAAATGACTTTACGCCATCTGCTAAGTTGTTTTCTATGGCTTCCTGTCCATCAAACATAGCCCCTGCTAATGCACTGCTATTGGTTATATTTCTTTTGTTTAAAACTGCTTTGTGAAAAGCTTTGACAAGATTGTCAAGCGATTTTTTAACTAAAGTATCATCAGATTCTTCATTAAATAAATCGTAATAAAATTTATTTTTTTCAGTCGATTGAGTGGCGTAAACTTCTTTAATATCAATGCCTTCTTTTTCAAAATATCTTTCAAGACTGGCATAAGTGGCATAAGCGCCAATAGATCCAACGCTATCTAATTCAGATGATAAATAGATTTCATCGCATTGAGAAGCTATCCAGTATCCTGCACTAGCGGCTAAACCTTCTACATAAGCAATCGTAGGCTTTTCAGCATTGGCGATTTCATTCGCAAATACATCTAAATAAGAAGCTTGACCTCCTGGGCTATCTATTTTGAAAATAATTGCTTCAATATTATCATCTCTCAAAGCAGATTTTAATATTTGATGGCGAGTAGTTGACCCATCAGGACCACAGAATTGATTGTATTTTGTTACACCACCAATAATTGGCATTACTAAGGTGTATTTTTCGTTAGCATCTCTACTATCATAAGCGGTAGCTGTTGTTTTTCCAGATGCATTTAAGCCTAATAATACTGGAGCATTTAACTTCGCATTAGCTTCTATTTCTTCTTTAGAAAGCTTGGTTTCATTGCCTTTAATAGCATTAATAAAAATAGGCGCATATCGATTGATGCCCTGTTGCGAAACCAACAATGGAGAATTCAAAATGTCTGCTAAGAATGCGTTCATACTTCAAAAATGAAGTCAAAACCCTTGCAAACAAAGGACAATAAACTATAATTGAGGGTCGTAAAATGGAGGAATACTTGTAAAATCGCCTTTCAGCGTAATGTTTAATCCTGAAACTTCCTGAACATTTCCACCTGAAGATTCGGAGTAGCTCATTCTTAAAACTTCATCTTGATTGCCTAATAAAATACGCTCTCCTGTATTATATGTAATTAAAGCAATTAATCGAGCTTGTAAGAATTTCTTTATAGTTGCTATTCTCTGTTCATTTTTGTAAGGCACAAAAAATTCAATGGTTTGATTGTGTAAATCAATATTTGCAGATGATTGATTTCCATTGTCTGAGCTTTTATCTTCTGTAAAATAAATAAGTGTGAATAAGCTTTCTGATAATTGATTAATAACTTTCGTTTTTGTTTTATTGTAAGAAAATGAAACATTCAACTTTTCTAAAGGCAAAATTTTAATGTTTAAAATAGAGCCAATGGCTTGTTTTTTGATGGGTAAAATATCAAGGGACATGTCGGTAATTTTATTTTATATATTTAACTGATTTTAACATTATTGTTTTGAGAAAATCGGTAAAACTTCTTTTTAAGCGTTTCGTAGCTAATATCATCTTCGCTTAAATCATAGAAATTTCTAAACTCATAAATAAGCTGTTTTATTTTTGAATTTTCATTTTTCGTTATCTCACGAACCATTGCTGATTTAAAGTAGGAATCAAATAAGCGATCAATGTAATTATTGATGGCTTTCACATTTTCAAAACTGATACCTTTAATGCGATACTTATTAGCATAACTCTCGGGAATTATTATTTGCAATTCATCTTGAAATTCAGGATAATTTTTAATTCTTTCATCTATAGAATAAATAGATCCTTTCAGCTCATGAATCAAGAAATTACCAAACACATCATTTTTTGAAACCTTGTAAGGTTCGGTGCAAATAATTTTCGTAAGAAATTTCTTTGCATACGATTTGAGTGGTATTTGTTCCTGGTAATTCATTATTCGCCTTCTCCAGATGAGCAAATATTTTCATAATCGGTTTCAGTTTCGCTCAAATCAGTTTCTAAATCAGAAATTACTTGATTGATTAAAGCATTAGAAGTTGAAAGATCGGAACTGACATTTAAGCTTACCAGGTTTTCATCTTCATCTTCATAAACCAATTTAATCGTTGGAACCCTGCTACCTAAAATCCTATCTTTTAGGTTTTCTAGAGAGGATATTGAATTTTGAATAGAAATGATTTTACTTCTAAGTAAATCTGCTTCTGAGTGTAATTCTTGATTAAATGCCATGATATAAAAGCTTTCATCAAATATACAACAAATTTTTATATAGTAAAATAAGAGTAAATTATTTTACTACCCTAGAGGGGGGGTGAAAACCCTCGGACAAGTCGGACAAGTCGGACAATTGAGGAATAGCAAGGGTTTGAGCTTCGGACAACGCCCTAAATATGTCCGATTATGTCCGAGAACTCGCCTTTTTGTTCCAACATCGGACATCATCGGACACTTTTTTTATTATTTTTTTTTTATTATTAATTGATTATTAAAGGTTTAAGAGATTTGTCCGACTTGTCCGACTTGTCCGACAACTTTCTTATCGATTTTTTTGAGCGCATGTTTATCAGGGTGAGTATATGAGTAAATTTTTTTTTAAAATCAACAAAAAAGCCGCCCAAGATTGGACGGCTTTAATATTAAATATTATTTTTTTAAGTTAATTAAAAAGGCAATTCTTCCTTGCCGTTATTTTTTATTTTTTCTGATTCTTTTACTTCTTCGCTTAAATCTTCTCCATAGAAGTCTGGGTATGCTTGTGTACTTATCTCATTTCGCTCCATGCCAATAGAGATAATATTATTTTTCACATCTTCACCAATTTTTCCAATGTCAAATACATAAGCACTGGTTTTGTTAGGACCTATTCGATGAGAAGCTTTTACTTCAATAAATGAAACATGCTTTTTTAATTTATCGGTAAGCGTAGATTTCGCTACTCCTGGCATTCTAAATACTTCAAAATGTTTTTTGTAATACAATGGTTGAATCACGTTGAAGAAAAGATACAATTTATTGCCATCCAACTTAAAATCTTTGTTGATAATTATTTCACCAGATCTGAACAACAATAAAAATACTTCCCACCATTTTGCTACTTCTCCACCGCTATCACGCTTGTTGTTTTGTCGCTCAATAGCAGCAGCTAAAGTATCTTTTAATTGCCCTTTAGAAAACCCAAAATTTATTTTAGTATTTAAAACTTCATGCACCGTAATTAATACAGAAGCATTCTCAATCATTCTATCTACCACACCTTGAATACCAGAAAGCATTAAGGTAACTTCTTTTTTTACGTGGGAAAAGTTCTTTTTATATTCTTCTTCAAAATAGGCTCTATGCTTAATGATTTCTTGAATAATACTTGAATAACCATCTTGCATCATTTTCTCCAGCTTTCCAAACTCTAATTTTTCAGAATCAGTAAAAGTATTGCGAAGCATTTCATCTATAATTAGCCTAGTTAATAAAGCATCGTTAATAGGATATTCATTCCCAGTCATAGTTACACCAGAAGAAATAGGCACACTGTCGGTACCAAAAGCAGAATCAATATTTCCACGCTCATAACCATATCTATTCCAAAGGCCTTTTAGCATTTCTACATCAGCTGTATTATTAAATTCCTCTAAAAAAACAACCATATTATTGAACTGAGCAAATTTTCTTATCTTGGCTTTGTCTGTATTGGCTTTACCTGTTATTTGTATCGGAGACTGAGGATAACCAAATAACCTCTGAATAGCTTCAATCAACTTACTTTTACCTGTAGAAGCTTCACCGTATAAAAAATACATAGGAAAAAACTTATGATGATTGAAAATTATATCAGAAAATATACAAGCTACACCAAAAGCAATAGCAATATGAGCGTGTTGTCTATGCACTTTGCACATTTGTGCACTCCATTCTGCAAACGTAACACCAGTATCTATATAGTCAACTAATTTTTGATTTACAAATTTGTTCTGATTCATTCTGTAAATCTTATTGGCAGATGGCACATAATATTGAACTTCATCAAAAGAAAAAGAACCATATTCATTGTATCGATATAATTTACCATCTTTATCAATGGCCATATTATTAAAAGCCCAAAAGCCCTCATGTTGCCAACCCAATACATTGATCATTCTACCATCTCCCATCTGATCCATTAAAAAAGTTTTGACTTTCGAATAGTCAGTAGCTGTTCCTTTTTCAAAATTGAAATTTCCCCAACCTTCCACCATTTTTTTAAAACTTCCAATAGATGTGAAATTATCAGAAGCAGTTTCAAATGTTCTTTCTCTTCCATCAATATTTCTAATTTTAACCAGCTTCATAGGGTATTTTTCGTCTTCCATGTGTTGAAGAATAGCAATAGAAAAATTGCTTACAGCGGTGAAAATATATTCTGTTTTCGTTCCTTCAGGAGTTTCTTTTTTTGCTCCCGCTCTAATGATATAAACTTTGTTTTTATGTTGAAATAATCCATATTTCGTAATTGTATCGTAAATTTCTTGATTCCAGTTAACTGCTTTAGGTAACTTGTAGGGACAGTCATCTGGAAGCTCGAAAGGCTTCTTTGGTTTAAGGTCAATTTTTTTCATTTAGGAAAGTTTTTCTAATTGTTGAAGCTGATTCTGATTAGGCTTTATATTATTATCAATGAAGTAATCTAAATTTTTAAATAGTCTATCATTGTTTTTAGCCCAATAACCCATTTGTAAATCTAAAGGAGTAATTTTATTAAAATATCCGAATTGTATAGCCCTATCAATTAAGAAATCTAAGTGATTAATTTTTATAGAGTTCAAGGTTTTTAAATACCAAATTTTTACGCCAACAGCAAGACAGATTCCTTCAAGTTTTTTGATGATTAATTTTAGATTATTGATTTCTATAGAAAATTTATATTTATTTTCTTGACTTTCCATTTCAGCCGTAGAAATATATTCTACTATTGAATTGTAAGCTTCAGCTTTCTTTTTAATCATCCACTCTGGATATTCTTTTTCTTGTAGATACAGTATTTCATCGTGAAATACATTCAACGCTTTCTCTATATTCATCTTGGATTAGTTTTAATTCGCTTAAAAATTTGCTCTTGCAATTATTATTAGGGATTAAGTAAATAATTGCATCAAGGTTTTTTTGTGTAAAAACACATAAACCCTTTGGTTTAGGATTAATAGATAAGTAATTTTCAATTTTTTCAATAATTGAAAAGCACTTGTACTTATTAAGATAGCTTTTATTCATCTTAATAAGTTTTTTCCTCACCTTTACTATCTTAAGTAAAGTATTGGTAAATCTATAGCTCTTGTTCAATGAGTTCATCCATTTTCACTTTAAGTTCCATAGCAATTAGCTTCAATTCTCGCACATCCATTACTGAGAATTTATTGTTGCAGTACATCATAAATTTTTTCCGAGAAATGCCTGTGTTTTCACATAATTCATTGATAAGATTATCTGCTTCTTTCGGGTCATTTCCCGATCTAATGTTAATGTATTTCCTAAAATTGGTTTTCAATTTTTTAGAGAGTGTTTTCCGACTAATCCTAATCGCTTTTGTTACTGATTTTCCCATAATTATTTTTTAGTGTAAAATAAGAGTAAAGCAAAGGTAAAATAAAGTAAAGCGAAAAAACAAATTTTAGCACGAATTTTGTACCATTAAATTACTAAAACTAAAAAAAATGAGTAAAAACAGTGATTACCACAGAGGTGAAAGATTAAAGAAATTTTTGGAAGAGCACAAAATCATCAAGCAAGATGTAATTGACCAGATGGACATTACGAAGCAAAGATTCTATCAATTATTGCATGAAAGCAGTTTTAATGTAAAATACATTTATGAAATTGCCAAAATAACAGGAATAGATCCTTCTTCATATTTTCCTGATTTGAAATTCAATGATGAATTAGTTCAGAGATATATTAAAGGCTATGCACATCCAGAGCAAGTGACTAGATTGCAAGCAAGCTTGATAGATATACAAGACAAATATATCCAGCAAACACAGGAAATAACAGAATTAAGAGAGGAACTAGCTGAGTACAAGACAAAAATGAATAGCAAAAAAGAAAAATAGCTATCACAGTGTTGTCACAGCAATACAAGATTTTTAACGTAAAAAGGTTCAGAAATACTAGTGTTTAGTGTGAAAGGATAAGAGGTATGAAATCCCTCTTTCTCCGCCCCATACATCGCAAACGCTTTATTTATAAGTGTTTGCGGTTTTTTTAAAGGTGCTATCACAGTTTTGTCACAGTTTTTTGAGCCAAATAGGCTTAAAAAAAAATGCAAAAAAAACAATCAATCAAAATTCTAGGCTACTCGCCACCTTACTACAGTCCGACAAAATATTCTATCATTACTTATTATGTGCGAGATTTACACAATGCTAATACATCAATTCGTAAGCAGATAAGGCTTGATTATATCAAGGATATAAAGCAGAGGGATAAATATGCTAAAGAGCTGGTCAAAGAATTGACGTTAAAATTAAAATCGGGCTGGCATCCTGATGGTGTGGTAAGGAATAGCCGTGAAGTAACAATGGAAATAGCCTTAGAAGCTTATTTGGATAAAAAGAAAAAAGAATTTAAAGACAATCAAATTCGATTTGACACCATTAGAAGCTCAAAATCTATGATTGGTGTTTTTCAAAAATGGTTAAAACGGGAAAAATACCACCAATTGGCACCTGAAAATTTTACCAAAGGATATGCTTCGGAGTATATGGATTACATATATATGGAGAAGGATGTAAGTAGTATCACCTACAACAATTATTTAATGTACGCTAGAATGTTTTTTAATGATTTCATTGAAAAAGATTGGTGTGCTAAAAATCCATTTCAGCACATTAAGCCTAAAAAATCTCCCAATAAAAGTGAGCGTGTGCCATTGACTTTGGAAGAACGAAAAAAAGTAAAAGAATATTTCTTAGAAAAAAATCCTTACTATTTGCTTTGTATTTTGTTGATTTTTCATTCGGGAATTAGAAGGACTGAATTAACCAAAATAAAGGTCGATGATATTGATTTTGAAAATAAAGTGATTGTTGTTAAAAATACGACTGCCAAAACAAAAAGACAGCGATATGCTTCTATGCCATCTGAAGTAATTCGATTTATGTTGACTTTAAAAATTAATGAAGCACCGTCAAGATATTTCTTAATTGGTAATGAATGGATGCCAGGAGATAGTGCTATATCTCCTAAAAGATTGACCAAAGCTTGGGCGAGAGCACGAATAAAATTAAAATTGCACCCGAAAGCACAGTTATATTCCGTAAGAAAAACAGGAGGAATTCAAAAAGCTGAAGATAAAATAAGCGTGCAAGCGTTGAAAGATTTCTTTGGTCACAGCGATTTAAAAACTGCTGCCCATTATTTAGAAAATCATAGAAACAAAGGAAATGATGAGTTGAAAAGCAATGTAAGTGATTTTTAATAAAAAAAGCCACTTTTATAAGTGGCTTTAAATTTTAATTATTTACAAAATAATATTTATGTTTTAATTGAATTCCAGAATAATGTTCATTTCCAAGAATCACACCAAAATCGTAACGATATTCATTGCATATTTCTTTATTCAATTCTGATAAATGCTTAATCACATCTTCTTCTTCATAATCAGATGTAATAATATCAAAAGTAAATTGATCTTGAGTGGCTTTTAAAAAAGCAATATGCTCTTTTTGAATCTTTTCAAGTTGATTAAAATAAATAACAGATCTTATTAAATCATTATCATCAAAGCCAATTAATGCTGTTTTTTTGTCTGATAATAATTGTTGAACATTAGCCTCGTTGTATTTTAAGGGCTTATTCAATGTTAACACACTAAAATTATAGTTTGTTAAGTCAAAATTTTCTTTACTCATAATTCTTTCTTTAAAAGGTTTTTAATTAATTACAGGGCAAATATAAGTAAAGTAAAGCAAAAAACAAACAAAACAAAGCAAAAAAATAAATTAACCTTTAGCTATATCTTTAATACTGTCCATAAATTCAGTTTCTTCTGTGAAATAATCGTAATCGAAGATGGCGGGAACTGGTGTGCCGAGCTTGTCTGCAATTTCTCGAAGCAATATGACTGTTTCATTATCATTGACTGGGGCCGAAGTTGTTTTGCCTTTCCAAGTTGATGAGGATGTATATCCGCCTGATTTCATTTGTGTGTTGGCAGTAATGCTACTCACAATGTTATTAAAATCGGGAATGGCTATTTTATTGGTTCTATAAGCTTCCATGGCTTGAGCGATATCTGCCATAATAGGGTTGCGCAACATATCTGCATTCATCCAGTATTCTTCGCCTTGCTCACCGCCCAATACAATATTTGGATTTTTAGAGCCGACATAACCTCCGCTTTGATTGGAGAAAGTAGCGTTGTAGGTTTTTCCATCTTGACCTCCTTTTACATTGAAACCTCCTGTGTAATATTGCTCTGGAACTTCGGGGATATCTGTATTCATAATTTCTTTGATGTTTGCCAAACCAGATGCAACGGCTACACCAGCTGCTAAAGCTCCTAAAGCAGGACCCACGACAGGAATTCCAGCCATAGCCTCATAAGATTTTTGAGCGGCTAAAGTTGTAGAAATAGTAGCTTCGGCTACTTTCATAGCTTTCCATCCTTTTGAACCTTTGTTCATCATTCCTGCTGCATCGCCTAAAGTTGAAGCTATTGATGCTGCAGCTTGTTTCCATTCTTCTTCAGTAAGTGCTGTTTTTGCTTTTGTACTTTCAGCTTCAGCATCATCAAACTTTTTGTTTATTGCCGCTCTTTTATTGCGGTACTTTTCTTCTACTAAAAGTTTGAGTTCCTCAAATTCTTCAAAGTTTTCAAGCTTTGCGAGTTCCTTTTCTTCTTCAAGGGCTAATTCTGCTAAGGCTTTTTCTCTTAAATCTTCTATGCTTTCTAGCCAAATTTCATCGTTTAATTCTTTCCACTTTTCGGCAAAAGCTTCTCTTCGCTCAATCTTTTTTTCTTCTTCCTCTTCAGCAAACTTATCTTCTATCTCTTGAATTTCTTCATTACGCAATTCAAGCAAAGATTTGTATTGCTCACTTTCTTCGCCCCAGAATTGTTTTGCCACAGCCAATTGGTCGGAATATTTTTTACGCACTTGATTAACTTCCTTATCATCATCTGCCATAGAGCGCATGAGGTTTTCCTCTCGCATTTGTTGTAAGAATTGGTAGAAAGATTCTACTTCTTTGCTTATATCATTAATATTTTGAGCTGTAGTTTCTGTATCTCCAATTAAATCATTGATAATTCCACTTCCATCTCCAACATTTTCAGATGAATGTATTTTTATTAAATCATTCAATGCTTCTATTTCTTCTTCAATAGATCTAATATTTGCCATTCTATTTTTAGATCCTTGAGCATTTTTTTTGTTAAAAAAATCTTGAACATTTGCACTTTTAAAAATTGCTATCTCAACTTGTTTCCAAAAACCAACACTATCATTATTGCTTTTATTTTGTTCATCTATTAACTTTTGATATAATTCAACTTTTTTATTATTTAAAGCCATTGCCATAGCTTTTCTATCTAGAGCTTTAATATATTCATCAATAGCTTCTTTACTTTTTTGAGTGTTTATATTTTCAAGATTAATATTTCCTAAATATTTTGGGGAAATATCATTAATAGCTCTAATTGCTTTTTGTCTTTCCCATTTACTAAGGGTTTCATCTTTAGCCACCCTTAATAATGTATCTAAAGATGCTTTTTCTTTAGCTACGCTTTTTTCAGCTTCAGCTCTTACATCATTTAAAACTCTTTGAGCTGTTGTAGCTTCTTTTACATTTTTAGAAAATAAAACATAGGCTGTTCCAGCAGCAGCTAACAACGCCAAAAATGCACCAATAGGATTTGCCACAAAAAGCAAATTAAAAAGCCTTTGTGCTTTAGCCGCTGTACCAATATTCATCGCCAATATTTTTTTGGCTTTGTATAAAAGAATAGTAGCTATTCTCTGAGAAGTAGTAAGCGCAATTCCTGCTTTTTGCAATCCATTGTAAACCGCTAATATTGCGGTGATGGCTTTTATCGCTCCAACATAACTCAAATAAACCGCAAGCAATTTACCAACCGTTTTAATCGTGCCAATTATCTCCTTAATATTCTCCGAAATCCAATAAGCGGCACTTTTCAACCATTCAATAAATTCAGGTTGAACAATTTCTTGTCTTATCGCTTTGCCTAATTTAGCTAAAGTTGCGCCCAAAGTGGCATTTTTCAAATCAAATTCTTCAGTAACAGATGTTCCTTGCTCAAAGGCTTTGTTGGATATTTCCTGTTGTCTCCTTAATTCTTCTGTTTTAGTAGCTAAACTTCCCAAAACACCAACTACTCTACCACCATCAGCCCCGATATCACCTAGAGCTTTTGTTAATTCTTCTAAACCTCCTTCGGTAGCACCAATTTGTTCTAAAACGGCAATTAAAGCACCAACTGAATCTTCTTCCATTAATTTTCTAAACTCTTCGAGATCCATTTTTGCAACTTTTGCAAACTCTTGAGTTCTTTTACCCATTTGTATAAATGTCTTGCTAATAGCAGTCGATGAAGTTTCAGAGGTTTGACCTAAACTATCGAGAGTTCCCGCAAGGGCAATATTATCGGCTGCCGATATTTTAGCTAATCCAGATATACCCGCCATTCTTTTTGTAAATTCTACTAAAAATCCCTCACTTGCAGTAGATGCCATTCCAATATCATTAATAGCTGATGCTATCTTGAGCATTCCTTCTTCAATACCAAATTCTTCTTGCAAATTGAAAATGGAAACCATTTTACCAATTTCCTGAACGGCATCTGCTCCTAGATCCTTGCCTAAGGATACATTAATTTTATCGGCTGCATTTACAAAGCCTAAAATATCTTTCTGCCCTTGAATGCCTAATTTCCCAGCTACATAACTAAGTTCTAGCAACTCTGCTCTTGAACTACGAGTGTCTATTTTTTTCAATTCGCTGGCTAAATCTCTAACCTCATCCGCAGTCAAGCCTGTAACTTTTCGCACGTCTGCCAATTGCTCGTCAAGGTCTGCTGAAGCACGAATGAAATTTTGAACGCCACCCACAATTTGAGAAGCTCCAAAATAAGAAGCGGCTAATACGCCAAATTGCTTAACTTCCTTAGAAATACTTCCCCAAATACCAGAAGTACCACGCAATCGAGCGTTGTGGTCTGAAATTATTTTGTTGTATCCTTGTAGTTCTTTAACCTTTCGGTTGTATTGATCGGTACCAGGAGTAAGCTTATTGTTTATTTCATTACGCAATTTCATAGTTTCCCTACGAATATTACGCATGGTGCCTTCTATTTCTTTACCGTTAATACGGATGGTAACGCTTCTTGTTTGTTGCTTCGACATTTTATCTTATTTTGATGTTATCATCAGCTATATCTGCTGCATTCTTCCCTAAATCATCTGCTAGTTTACTAATGTTGTTTTCAATAGTCGGGTTAAACCAAGGCTTTGCAATTCTAGCTTTAACTGAATTCATAGCCGTTTTGCCACTGATTGGCCAACCACGCCCAACGCCTTTTTCCACAAAAATTCCGTGCCTAGGAAATTTGAAAGAAAGAGAGTGAATCACTCCAAAGCTTTGTCTTGCTCCATAGCGAATACTTCTTGCTAATTTGCCTGTATCTACGGCACCCACTCCAATTACTGCCGCTCTCAATTGCCTACGAGTATCGCGCGCCCAGCTTCGAGCGCTATCGTTCATTTTGTCGAATTCATTTTTCATCGGCATTTTCTTTTAAAATTTCATTGTTTATTTGAAATCGCTCCATTATAATAGGCGGTGGAAATTTTCCATTAGAAATAACATAAAGCAATTTGGCAGTATCTATACCCAACCACAAATACATAACGGACATAGAAGAAATGGAGAAAACATCTTGCATAAAGGTGCTATCGCTAGCAATGAAATTACTGATTTGAAATAGAATCATTCCTGCGGTGCAAATTCCAAGCTTTTCTAAAAATTTGGTAAAAAGCTTTTTAGGATTAAATGTTTTGCATTTAAAATGCTTCCATGCGCCTATCCAAGTATTTAGCATTAAAAGTGCCAACACTACGGCTATGGCTACTAAATCTGGAATGACAATGGAAAACATTAATTCAAGGAAATTTTTAAGCGCAACCAAAATAGGAGAAAGCAAAATGCTTAAAAAAATAGAATAACCAATTTTAAACTTTAAATCGAAATAGTGAAAAAATAAAATAGATGTTTCAAAAAAAATGCGAATAAACTGCATGGCAAAGGTCATTTTAAGCATTTATAATGTTGATTAAATTGGTTTCTTTAAGCTCCTTGCAGGTTCTGCAAGAGCCACAATTTTTCCCATTAGGTTTCGGTCGTCTACAGCAATGACATAGCTGAAGCAACTCTTTAGGCATATTATCAGCCATTTGTTGGCGCGATAAATGTTCTATCGGGAAAATAAGGTTGTAATCGTCTTTCGGCACATCCAATCCTTCAAGCATATCAACTACTCGAAAGCCTCTATTAATGTGCGATGCGTTAACTTCGCCTTTGTGCCAGGGAAGTAAAATATTTTTGATGGTTTTAAATTGCGGACTACGCAATATAATGCCCGAAAAAAGGGCAACGATTTGAATATCTTTAATAGCGATTCTAGGAAGAGTGCCATAATCGAATGAGCTTTCGTAATAAACGAAATTTTTAAATCCATTTTTTCTAAGCCAGTTAAGAATTTTTTTCACTGCCTTTTTTTCGCCCATTGAGCGAGGTTCAGCAGGGTGGTGCAAATTGATGTGATGCACCAATAGTTTTTTTGTGGGATTGTTTTTTAACCACTGATAAAGCACGTAAGTGCTGTCTTGCCCACCAGAAAAATGAAGTAAAGTATCCATAATTCAAATATGAATACTTTTTTGGGGCTAAAAAAGGACAGATTTAAATTCGTTCTTACTTTTGTGTTAATTTTACAAGAATCATTAAAAGATTATCATGAGCGTGCCATAATTCCATTATTGAATAATATTTAATATTTTTTGCTATTTCATTATTCAATTTAATTATAGCTTCAGAATTATTTGCTTTCTCAGCTTCTTCTAATATTTCATTTATTTTTCTTACCATAATTAATTAATTTACAACCCCTTCACAAATCAAACCCTTTTCACTGCAATAAAGCTGACAGCTTATTTTTACATCTTTTAAATAGGCATCTTCGGGCTTTTTACCAATGCTATTTTGCAAGAATATTTTAACGGCAGCTGCTTTTGCTAGTTTTTCATAAGTTAATCCCGTCATTTTTAATAAAGGATCAAAAACTAAAGAGTTGACTAGAGCGGTTTTGTTTTGAAAATTGTAAGTAATTAAACCTTTTTCTTCAAATTTTTTAAGACCATTAAGCATGAGGGCGTAGTCTTTGAATCTAGCGGATTTTTTGAATGGATTTTTCATTACTTATTTTTTTTTAATTCTGGAAATTTATTTTTTAAAATTTTATTTTGAGTGTCTCTAAAAAAGGATGTGCTATTTTTAACGTCTCCAGCTAAAGAGTCTTTTCCATCTTCAATAGCTGCATTAATAGAATCAAGATTTTCTTCTCTCCTTTTTAAAATGCTATCACGTTGATTTTCTTCTTTAATGGCTTTTTGCATTATTATTTTAAGTTCGTGCAGTTCTTTCATGTTGAAATTCTTTAGTATGTTCATAGGTGTAAATTTAAGCAATTTTTTGTTTATTAAAATAAATCTATAAAAAAGTGAATGTCATTGAATAGCCTTTTTTACTTGATTATAAGAAATTTGATTTCCTTTAATATTCCAGTATAATTGCCCATTTTTCACAACTGCTCTATAATTCTTCCCATCGCTCAAACCCATAAAATAATAAGGTTTGAAAAACATATATTTTAAGTTTTTAATGCGGATAATTAGAGGTTGATTTTCAAGTATTTGTATCATTCAGTTGCGTATATTTCCGAGTTATCTGCAAGCGGGTGAACTGCTCCGAATGAATATTTATGGAAGTAATTTTTTATTTTTTTCCCTTCCCTCTTTTGCCCTTGGGGGCAATTTGGTTTTGGCGAGTTCTTCCAATTTTGCTTCTACGTAATTTTTGAAGTTCGTTCCGTTTTCAATTGCCTGAATTGAAAGAGCCTTTACGGCTTCATCGGATAAATCTATGTTCTTTCTCATTTTACAAGTGGTTTGTGCCCTCTGGTGCGTTTTTCTGCATCATCGTTCTTACTTTTTGTCTTTGCCCCTCTCCTGATGGGTATGAAGTTTTAAAATCAACTCCATTACCTGCACTTCTTCCGTTTGCTTCACGAAATTCTTTGGCTCTATATTGCTTTCCGTTTACTTCCAAAAAATCAATAATTGCAGGTAAAATTTCCTCTTTGTGTTTTTGAATCAAATCACAAGCCGCATCATTGATATAACCAGGTGTTTTTGCTCCACCGTGCAAAGCAAGAGATAAACCAATCCAACCAGCGTATTTTTCATACTCTTTTCCATCATTTGGATTTACTGCTTTGCAATTCATTTTTACCCCTTTTGCTTCTCCATTCATTGGAGTGCTTCCAACTTGCCAAAAAATTTCCAAGTTGTCGTTTTTGAAGATGATGTTTGAATTTTCCATTTGTCTATTTTTATAAGTGATTATTATTTTCTCATTGTTGGATTGAAGCCTTCGTTTTTTACCCAAGTCTTGTAAATTGGATGCCAAACGTTTCCTTTTTCCTCTTCTTTTTCAGCACTGTAAGCCATCAAATCAGCAAGTTTAGGTTTTTTTGTTCCGTACATTCTCAAATTTCTTTCTTCCTCTGCTTGCTTTTCAGATTCTCTTTGTGGGCGATTTTGCTCATAAGCCATATTCATAATAAATGACTTCAAAAGAGTTTTTGTGTTTTTCGCTTCATCTGCTCTGAAAATATCAGCTTCGTGATTTTCAGACCAGTTTAAAAAGTCAATCATTTTAACTTTTACATCTTCTGATTTCCAGATTTTGAAAGTCCATTTGATGCTTGAAATGATGCTTTCTCTGTTGTTGGTTAGTATTTCTTTTACAGTTGCCATTTTGTTCTTTTTTTAAATTGATAGTACAAATATACACCGTGTATATGATATACACAAGTTTTTAGGCAACTATTTTTAAAATATTTTATAAGTCGTTGATTTTCAATGAGAATAATTTTGCCCACCGCACAAAAAAAATAAAAAATTACCGTGCTTCGATTCAGGTTTAGTCATGAAAAATGGTAAATCAAACATTTGTGCATCTAATAAAGTGAGTGCTAAATTGAAAGTGTATCGCTCCGAAATCCGCCACTATCGTTTAGCCCGAACCCGTTATAGCCAATGCTAAGACACCGCTTCGACATCGGGTTTAGGTCGGCTAATAGTTATATCAAATTCAGGTTTACCGCCTGACGTAATTGTGCGAATAAATCCCTTGCTACCTTCAGGAATATCTTCACCTTCCGTTGCCCAATTAATTAAGGCGTGAATAAATTGTTGGTTGACTTCCTTTTTTGCAAGCCACATATTACCCTTTGAAATTCCGACAAATGGCGTTTGAGTAAGTGGCGAAATTCCAAAATCAATCATTTGGAAAATACCATCTACTATTTCGTGAAAATCTTCTAAACTGATATTGTATTTATCAGCAAGAGCATTTTCTGTAATTGAATAATCCTCGTCTGGATTTTCTGTTTTTGTGAGAACGTCTGCAATTTCTTTTGCTTCGTCCCAATCTAATTTTACTGTTTTTGACATTTGATTTGTATTTAAAAGTTAATAATCACGTTGACAGAAGCACTGGCTATAACAGCATATACCCAAAAGAGGGGTTGTAGTGCTGTATTTAAGTTCAGTGCTTCGATTAATATTTATTGTTAATTGATAGTTTAGTGCTTCATAATCCCCTCCTTCGGGTATATGCCGTTATCGGTCAGGCTAAAACGGCAAGTCATCATCATCCGTTTCTATATTAACCATTTGACGTTGTTCAGACCTCTTTAAAGAGTGTTCATTCTGCAAGGATAATCTTTTACCCATTACGTGAAAAAGAAAATTATCAATGAACATTCCGAAATCCCACATCGAGCCAGGGACTTTATATTCTTCCTCAAAACTATTTGAACCGATAATTTGGAAACCTTCAGGATTTGGGCAAGTTCCAACAGGTAGAAAGTAAAGTTTTTCAGGATTATGATTGAAAAATCCATACTGAACAGGCTCACCATAAAAGAACCTTGTTTTTTCCTTGCTTACTTCGACATTGAAATCTGCAATTTTGTAGCAAGCATAACCATCACCTGACCAATCTTCGCAATTGTCAAATTCTTTTTTTGAGAAGCTATAAACTTTAAGCTGCTCAATGTTTTCAGCCGTAAAACGACAATGTAAGTCTTTCGTGAAAATTACGGTTTCGCCAATTTTGTTATCCATTTTTGATTTATTTAAGTGTTAAAAATTTGTTTGTCGAAGAAGCCCGAACCGATAACAGCACCTAACCAAAAGCGGGGGTTCATCGCTTCGTAGAAAGTTTAGTGCTATATTTAAGTTCTGTGCTTCGTTCATAATTTTGTGGTTAAAAACCCCGCCTTCGGTTAGCTGCATCACGCTATCGGCAACCTTAAAAAGACAGCGTACCTTGCCGAGTGTACTGCTCAATTCGATTGAGTGCCTTTTCAAAATATTCTTTGTCGATTTCAATGCCGACAAATTGCAAGTTCATTTTATCCAAGCGGTTGGCTTTTTCTACTGCAATAGCAATGCTTCCGCTTCCTAAATGTGTATCTAATATTTTTGCATTAGGCTCACACATTTTTTTATTATCCAGTCGTATAAGGCAACAGGTTTTTGTGTCGGGTGTATTCTATTTGGCTCATGCACTACTTTTTTAAACATTCTATTTGCTTTGCCAAATGAAGTCCAAGCCATTTCAAAGTCTCCAAAATAGTTTTCTCCGTTCATTTTATTCCAAACAATCCAGCAAGTAGTCGGTTTTAAAATATCTGTAAAGTAATTTCCGCCAAATATTATTTGATTTTTGCTTACTCTTTGTAGTTCATTAAAATATATTTTATTAGGTGCTTTCTGTATGCTATCCATATAATTGCCACCAATTTTAAAACCGCCCTTTGGGCGTGTTTTTTGTTTCTTGTTATATTTTCCTTGGCTCACATAAAAGTTTGTTTTATCCCCAATACTAAAATCGTACGGTGGGTCGACAATAGCCAAATCAAATTCATTGTCGGTAAAGCCTCGCATAATTTCGAGATTGTCGGCATTGAAAAAAGAAAGGCTGCCGATAACACGTGGTATAGTTAATTGGGGGTTTTGTTCGTTATTCATCATTTCTACTATTTATTAAGTTTCTACTGGGCGGATAGTTTCGTGGTTTCTAATCCCCAACTAACCATACCGTCACCGTTGTAGTCTATGTTAAATTCGATACCCACTTTATAAAAGCTGAAATGAACGGAGTTAAGTTTTTGTCATCTGCCCAACCTGAAAAACCTATGAAACCATTGCCCTCAATTCCCTGAGTGTTGAATGATATTGCTTCCCTTTCTTTGAAGTGGATGATATCTTTACTTGATCCATTATTACATCCTTTTATTATTCCTTTAGCCTTGAAATAACAGTTCTTTATGCTTCCGTCTTCTTTGTATTCTATATCATTTCTTTTTAGCGGGTTAAGCTCCATTACAAACCCATTATTATTAAAGTTTTGCAACTCTTCTTTAATACATTTAATAAGTTGAGCGATTTGAATACTTCCGATATCTGAATATTTCAATCCCGAATTTTCAAATAGTTTTCTTGCTTCTTCTCTGTTCATCGTTCTGATATTTAGTTGATTAAATAAGTAAATTAAGAAACACAGGCTACAACATTGTATGGACTGTCAATGTGAATGTATTTTTCTCTTGGGTTCCCTTCTAAATCTAAAAGCTCAAAATAATGTCTATTGCTTGGGGCTTGATCATCAAAAGAAGCTGTGCCATCATATCTAAACCAATCAGGATTTACATTTAATTTATTTAATCCTTTTTTTCTCCTGGTCTGTGCTTTTATACCAGCTAATATGGCTTGAACCATTTCGGTGGAAAATAATATTGGTCTAGTTTTCATTTTTCACCTCCTTTAATATTAATATAGAAGCAGTGATATTGGGTATTCCCCATACTGGAATTGAATTTCTTTCATTATCATAAATGCTTCCAAATGCTATTTTAACTGGCTTGCATCTATGATTTTTCATGTTCAGCTCTTCAATTTTATTCCTCATGAGAGATTGTAACTTTTCAAGGTTATCGTAGATAATATGATTTCCTCTCCTGAATGAATGTTCTATGTCCTCTTGAAGTTTGTTTTTAGCAACAAGTGTATGACTGATATGTAATGTGTATTTTAACATGCTTTTATAATTTAAGGGTTTAAAATAAATCTTGTTGTTTGCCGTATTGATCCGATTTTTCAGCTTCAATGGCTTTATCTACTTTCTGTTCTAAGGCTTTGGTTTTGTTTAAATAAAAAGTATTTCGAGTTTTAAAATAGTTTTTCTGACTTTTTCGCATTTCAGCAACTAACGCCATAAATTCTTTAGCTGCCATAATTAATCCTCCCAATTTTCGTAACGTTCACGATAATCATTGTCATCTGCATGCAAATCTTTGTCAACAAAATTGTCAGGATTTTGGTAGTTGTATTTTTCACTTACATATTTCCAATAAGGAATTTCAATCTCTGATGAAAGCGAATCTAACAAGAAATCGCTCATGCTGTTGTAGTGATTTTTTAAAGTGTCATCCCAGTTTAGAAATCCTGCTGTTGATTTTCTTGCAATGCGAAAATTCATTTGCTCGCTCTCGGTTAAAATAGACAGCCATTGAGCACCTGTGTAGTTCTTAGCCATATTGTTGAATTTTATGTTGTTGATTAAATTATCGATCATTACCAACTCTTTTTTAAGTTCAATTTTTTGAGCCTTTAAAGCTTTGATAGCATCTTCTGTGCATAGCTTTTTGTTTGCTAAAAAATTAAAATGCGCTTTGGCATTTTCAAGCTGAGCTTTATCGCCAGGAAAAAGATTTTCATGCATAAAATTTCTTGTTAATATTAGCGTGAAATCTGCAAGCTCGTTTACAATTTTTCTTTCCGTATGCATTAGCTAATCGTTTCAAAGTAGGTTTTAAATTCTTTGTCAATCTTTTTTTTGCGCTCCTTGTCTTCGGGTTGCCAATTTTTGGCAAGTTTGAAAATTAAATCCCAAAACTTTTCAAGATGCTCATACTCAAAATTTTTGCAACTCATTAAAGTATTGTTAATATTGCGTACACGCTCTAATATTAACTTCTTTTCTTCTTCTGGGAGCGATTCCCATTGTACTGGATTTTCCATAGTGTAAAATTTAAGTAAAGCAAAGATAATATAAAGTAAAGCGAAAAAACAAATAAAAGGTAAAATATTTTACTTTGGAGTAAAAAAAAGCCACCAATACCATGGGTAGAGGTGGCTAAAATATACAGCGACACACACGCTGCAAGCTTTGTTTAATCTTTCAGAAAAATATCGGTTTCTGCGAAAGAATAATGAGTTTCCTCATTCATAACGATGTAATCTACTACTTCATAAAATAAGGAGTAGTTTTCTACATCTTCTTTTACTTTCTGCGCTTTTTTGAAAAGTTCAGGGTAGTTGGTGGCTGGTGTTAGTTCTATAAGGACTAACTGCACACCACCCAAATAACCAGCATACGCTCCAAGCGCTTGCTCGTTCCAATCGGTGTTTTTCTCAAAAGGGTAAATTTTTGAGAAACCAGATACCAACTGATCTTCTAATACCAGGAGCCAGCCTTGGGGCTCTTCAGTAATTTTCCAAAACGGCTTTTGGATGTGTTTTCTAATAAATTCAATGATTTGTGCCTTGTTTTGTGCGGGGATAGGCTTCTCCGAAAAATAGCAATTCAACTGGAACTGCTCATTTTTGATTACTTGTTTTCTCATAAAAGATAATTTAAAAGGGATGGTCGCTGAGAAAACAAGTGTCTTTCGACATTTAGTATGAGGAACTTTCATCCCCTCGCCATCCACGAGTTTATAAATAATAAAATGTTATAGTGTGATTTAGACACTTTGTTTTCTCGAAAGCAAACATAAAACGCCATTTCGACAAAAAAAAATTTAATTTTCACAAAACCATCAATAAGTAAACCAAAGGTAAAATAGTGGTCTAATTTGGTCTAATGCTTAACTTTATTTAACAAAGTAAAGCGAAAAAGAAAAAGTTTTATTATATTTGTGGCTTAAAAAAACAAATGGAAAATAAAACAGAAATAGAAATCAAATTAGAAGCTGCAAAGGAATTAAAATCTTTTGCAAAGTGGTTAGGTTTATTTATATTATCCTTATTTATTACATCTATAGGGGGTATTTTAACTAGTATAGGTGAATTAGATGAGTTTATAGGAATTATGATATTATTGTTATTTGGTTTATTTTCATTCTTAGCTTTTATATCTTTACTATTGTCATTTTATGGTGTAACCAGGCACATTGTAAATTACTATAAACATAAACTAGAATTACAAACTAAAAAACATTAATCTCATGAGAACAATAATTTTAATATTCTTATCCATATCAATTTTTGGAATATCAAAAGCGCAATTTAAAGACACGATTACTTATAATAACAATCAGTATGTTTTAAAAGAAAAAGCTTTAGCCTCTTTTTCAAGTCAAAAAAATGAATCTGCAAGGTTGTTAGAGCAAAGTGGCAACTTAAGTATAGCATCTTACAGTGTACTTTTAGCATCAGCATTATTGGCAGGATCTGGAATTGCTTTAGATAATATAGCTATTACTTCATCATCTGTAATAGTAGCAAGTGTATCAATACCTTTGGGTATTGCATCTGGAGTAAAAAAGAAGAAATCAGCTAAACAATTAAAAATGGCAACATTTTATCAATCTGTAGATTGATCTACCGATTCAACTTAACCACCTCAAATTTAGATTTCAAAATCTTATCATTTTGCAATTTAAACTCCACCTTTTCGCAGACAAATAAAGCAAATTGGTAGAAATCAATAGCATCAAATTTAAAGTTCTTTATTTCAGTAATTTCAGGAATAATTTCAAACTTGTATTTTTCTTGCAAAAAAAGTTTTTGGTACCAATCTTTCCAAAAAACCTCCCAAAGACTGTGTGGTCCATCCAATCTTAAATTGAAAAAGGTAAGAATATTGTTTTGTCTATCTGTATGTCCATTACTCACAAATGGACTAGGATTTCCCCCTAATAATGAATTTTGCATTCCGTGATAAATAGCCATTCTTAAAGAAGCTGGTGAATCGTCTGCTATTTTGCCATCAAAACCAACAGTAGGAGTTTTAAAAATATTCTCTAATATTGGAGCATATTTTAAAGAAATTTTTTCATCTTCAGCATCTTCGATTTCAGAACCTTTAGTGATTTCCTTAAAATTAATGTTAGTTAAAAATTCTGTTTTAATTAACGGTTCATCATCATACTCATTTTCAAAAATATACCTATGAAAAGAGGTTTCTAATTCATCTACAACAGCTCTATTTTTAAAAATTGATTTGCTAGAAGAGTTTTTTGCTACAGACTTTAATTGTTTAAAAGTAATTATTTTGGTTTGAAAATCAATATTAGAAACATATGCTCCAAACCTTTTACGAATACTATTCAAAAATTCAGAGCAATTATCATCATTAAGATGCTGATGGTATTCTATTAAATTTTTTACTTCTGTTCTAGGTGGTTCAATTATAGATATATCAACAAAATCAAAAGTAGTGTTTAAAGGTCTCCAAACTTGACCAGTTAAATTAATGACATCAACACTCCAAGGTTCATACCATGATGTTGATATTTTAAACTTCATTTTTTTACCGATAGATCCTGAAGGAATATTAATTAAAATTTCATCTTCTACTATTTGCTTGTTTGCTCCTGGTTGTATATTATATTCTAAAGATAAAACTGATTCAAATTCATCGGTAACATTTGTTTCAATCCAAACTTCAAAAATCAAAATATCTAAAGATCCCCAAAAAACATGATCAAATTCGGTGTAAAGCTTAATGGTGAAATCTCTATCATCGCTTTCTATTAAATGAAAATTGCCACCTAAATTAAATGATAGCGTATCTTCAAAATCTTCAGCAGATATATTTTCATCAAATTCTATAAAATCAGTTCCTAAAGGAAGTCTTTTTACTATTGTAGATCCATCTTCTTCATAAATATCAGTCATATTGGGTAAACCATCACCAGTAAAAGATTGATTTATTGACCTTACTTTACAACCAAGTTTTTCAAAATATTCTGCTAGTTCTGTATTATTTACTAAAATTATTTTTTTAAAATCATTTTCATTTAGCAAAGACCAATTAAGCGTAAATCCAAAATGTTGTAAAATTCTTTTTAAAACAAAATCTAACTTCAAAAATGGAACATAAGCTGTTCTGTGAATAAGACTTCCTAAAGTGTTATTCGGTAAAAAAGCACCTGTGTTTGAATTAAAAAGATTTATCTTCCCACTATATTCCTCTGCTTCATTAAAAGATGATTTAAAGTTCGGAGCAGATATTTCAGCAAACACATGATTATAATTCTGTGGATTATTAACCGTATCCAACATATGATCAACCATATCTTGTTGACCATCTCCAGTATCATAACTACCATAATCAATCTCATTAATCTTCGTGTTTTTCAAAGCTTGAGCAAACAAGCTTGAACCACTTAATACATAGCCTTGTATGATGTTTCCTTTTCTTCGTCTAAATACCAACCTAGCATTATTTTCAAGCGGTTGCTTTCTAAAATAAATTTGACAGTCAATACTTTTAAAATTCTTTACGCTTTGAATGTTGCGTAAACTGCCAAAGAAGTCGCTCACATTCTTGTCTTTCAAATTCAAATTGATAGGGTAGGAGTGTTCGCCTTCAGGAAGATCTGTAGAGAAAAGCTCGCTATTTTTAACCAAAGTAAAAGTCTGTCCAGTAGGAATGCCCAAATATTTATTACCAACTTTGAGTGCAAACATTATTCAATTAATTTATCAAATGAATAAATAAAAGAAAATTCAATGTCTTGTAAGTTGCTGAGATTGCTGTAAATGGTTTCATCCGATTTATCTAATACAATCGGGTAGTATTTTTCATTTTTTAAAATGTAAACCTCTTTACTAGCTAAAAATTCAGCAATTGCAACATTTTCTTTTTTGTTTAGGGCGCCAATTTTACAATTTACTTCTTGAATTTTCTCAACGCTTACATTTTTTGTCTCATAAGTTTGCAAGCTGTCAAGGTTGCGCTTATGCACCTTTATTTCTTCAAAATCGGTTTTCAATTTATAATCAAACTCCCCTTTGGCTCGAAGCAGCATATATACGCCAAAATTATTTTTATACACAAAAGAAAGCTCTTCGCCAAGATAGCGTTGATCAACTTCGATATTGAATTTTTCAGAAATAATATTACCACTGTTATCTTCTAAATAGACTTCATAAAAATAAATTAAATCATTTTCCCAACCAATTTGAGCAATTCCACAAGGAATGCGATATACTTTAGGATGCCCAGTAGTATTTTCAAATTCAGCAGATTCTAAGGTTAAAGGATTTCCATTTAAATAGAAATCGTTGGTATTTTCGTCAAATTTATCCCATGCAGTAGGCTTAAAAACAACCACAAATTTTTGACCAGCAGGAATCAACACACTCAACCAATATTTTGAATTATTTCTGATTTTGTATTTTTCTAGTCGCGTTAAAAAAGGAAAAGGAGCTGTTAATAAATTATCGCACCAAGTGCCAATTTCGGCAGCTTCTTTTTGCTCAATTTCAGCATCTAAAGTGTAGATGTTGTTTATTGAAATAAAATCTTGATAATCGCCATTGTAATATTCGGCAATCGTAACTTTTAATCGCTTCAAAGCTTCTTCATGAATGAAAGGCACTGTATTAGAAGTTGGCAGAACCTCTGGTAAATGCTGCACTTCTGCAATGGTTTGAAAATCAATTTCAGCTTCAGCATTTAGCACTAAATTTCCTTCAGAAAATGAAGGAATAATATTTTGTTTATCTACATTAAAAGAATTGAAATCGTCTTTATAAACAAAAAGATTAGCTACCAATTTAAAATCATTTCTAAGTTGAGTATTAGAAGATTGTGCATTAACTATGGTAATAGTATAATTACTTCCAAAATAACTGGGAGCATAAGCCAATTGATTGCTAAAGTTGTTCGAAGAAACAAATAATACAGAGCTATTGAGAGTTGTGCCAAAATTAAACGCATTTGAAAAGCGTGCATTTTGATTAAAAACATTTAAAATAGCTTGAGCAAATTCTTCGGTAGTAGTAGGAGCACTACCGCCAGAAATAGGAATATCATAAGATTGAGATGGCGAATTTCTAAAACGAACGGTAATATCAAAATTTCCTTCTTCATCAATAAACAAAAAATCAAACTGCGATTCTGTGTTGATAATTTCATTAATACTAATAATGACCCCCGCCCTCACAGCAGGAGCAAGCACATAGCTATTCGTCCGCATGCGTGTAAAAAGCATTTGCCTAGATAGGTTGATCGTTTTAAATGGTGTGAGGTTTGTGAGTGCCATTAGTTAAGTTCTTTTAATTTTTCTTCTTCAAGTTTTTTCCATTCTAAATATTCTTGAGGGGCTTCATCATACCAAACCCAACCATCTCTATTAATTATTTTATCTTTATTAATTATTGTACCATCTGGAAATTGAATTTGTTTAGCAGTTTTCCATACAATCTCTTCATTTATTTTTTCCTTTTTATAAAACATATTCTTTTAATTTTAATTAAATACTACCGTATAACCTTTACCAGTCAATACATTCCTGTAATCAATATCTAACGCTCCAGGATTACCAATAGTAGTTATAGTTTGACTACCATTTGCGTTTCCTAAACTATTAGCCATTTCTAACAGAGCATCTGATGTCATATTTGAATTAGTTATATCAAATCCAACTTCTAATCCTGGCATAACTAATCTTTGTAAATTTTTCATTCCACTAAAAGCTCCTCCTCCAAAAGGTATATTAGTGGGGTTGCTTGGAATATTTGAAAATACTAACTGTCTTGTTGTACAGTTTGTAAACATTCTTCTGAAATTAGTATAAGTACAATTAACTGTTCCAGTTATATTTATATCAGCATTCCAGAAAACATCTAAGCCTGTATTAAGGTTAATATTTCTGCAATGACCGATTTCACAAGCATTAAATGCAGTAGCATTAGTGCTTAAAATATTTCTTATACACCCAATTCTAACTCTTTGAAATACACTCGCATTAGATGGACTAACGTCTCCTATTCCGCAATCAAGAGTTGAATTTTGAAACGAAGCATTATTACCACCTAATATATCATTATTTGGTGTTTCAAAAACTTGCAACTTTAGATTTTGAAATTTATCAAAAAATAAACCATTTAGAGATGGTTTTATTTTTAATATTCTTAAATAAGATTGAATTTTAGAAGAAGATGATAAGAAAAGTCGTATGTTCGTATTGCTGTAATCGCACAAAATATCAGCAAAATTATGACTACCTCCAACGTTAATCCCACCAGCAATATCTAATCTTAAAATACCACCATTAGAAGTCTGAAGCACTTTAACTTTTACAAAAACTTGTTTATAGTTTCTGTTTCCTCCATCTTCAGTATATTGATGAATATCACTTGAAATAGTTGAATAATCAAAAGTGTGGAATTGATTATTACCATCTGAATTGAAGACTGTGCCATCACCAAAGTCAAACTCAACAACATTATTGTCAGCTTGAACTCCGAGTGTGTTATCTTCATCTTCAAAAACTAAATAAAGCCCTATCAATGTATTTTCTTCTTCTTCTGGCATTGTTAGCCAGTTAGGGTCTCTTTGGTAGCCAACAATAGGTTTAGGTAGTGTAATTTGACTACCCTCAATACTTACTGGAGTTACTTGATTATCATCTTCATCTACTAATGTAATATTTTCAGTTTCTCCACTATTAAGAGACAAGAAACTGTGTTGATTAAGTGTAATTGTTGCAGGATCGCAAATAGTTGCTTCAATGTTGATTTGCTTTTCAATAACATCGGCAAAGGTTTCTTGCGTGTTAGATAAAATATTATCATTTTGATCTGTAATGATTAACCGTAAAAATTGCGGTTCAGGCTCAGGAATTACGCCATCTTCCCACATGCTTGGATCTTTGCATAAGCCATAAGGCAACTTCCATTGATATTCTTGCCTCATGCCGTAATACCCCAAAGGCTTGTTGCTTAATGGCAACATTTCACCACCAAAGTAAGCCTTGAAAATATAGTCTCTTCCCTCGCTATCTATTATCATTTGGGCATTCACTTGCTCTACCAATCCTTCCGCCCAATTAATAGCATCATCTTGCTCGTTATAATTCGATTGGCTTACTTTTCGCACAATATTAAAAGCTCCATTGATTATTTTATAAATGGTGTCTCCATTTTTTTCCCATGTTACGTAGTATTTATCTAAATAAAATACATTCCCAGAAATTTTATTGCGCAAACCATCAATTACCTCCATGGTGTCGATGGTAGCAAAATGCTTATTTTCGCCACTATGCTCTATGCCTTTCAGTTGAGCGGCAATATTTTCAAAATAGCTATTGTGTTGCTCGAAATTCATATATTTAAAACACAGCCACTTTTAGGTGGCTGTTCCTTTTTTTTAAGATTCTACTCTAATTAATTCTTTTAAAAAATTGTTGAGGTGCAATAAATTTGCTTTATCCACTTCATCCAATTTATTACTGCTAACAGCATGCGCAATTGAAGCCATTAAATCGGCTTTGTGAACCAGATTTAACTGATCGATACATTCTAATTTTGCTTGCATTAATTGAGGGTTGTCTATTAATTTCCCTTTTGTTAAATTTTGATTTTCCATTTGTTTATAATTTAGGTTTTTTAAAGTTTTTTGATTTGATTAATTCATTTTCTAAATAAGTGAGCATGAAATGCATGTTGCTTTCGGCAACTTTATCAATGGTGCCTATTTTTTCGCAAGCAAGTTCAAAAATTACGCCTACCCACCCCAAATCATTGGCGGTGGCCTTGCCATTATTTCCTGAAGAAAATACATTTGGGTAATGCACTACCAGAGAATTTCTGCATCCCCAGTAGTAAAGTAAAATCATTAGTTTATGAGTTAAAGAAATTTTACTATATTTTACGTCATAATCATTAAGAATGTATGAATTAAAATCTTTTCTTTCATCTCCTTTAAATTGCTTGTCTTTTTTTACAAAAAGTTTATTGGGTCTATAAAGGCAAGAAACCAAGCGTGTGAGCTGTTGCTCTTTCTCTTTTTCTTGGTTACTTTTCATAAAATTGATAAATGCTTTGTCTGCAAAAGCAAACTCTTCCAAAGATATATTTTGCAGAAAATCGGAAGGGCCATAAATCCAAGTGCCATTTAATCTAATTTTTGGCAGTAGTTGTTTGGTGAGGTCAATTTTATTGAGCGGTTCAATAAAATTGGCTAAATCTGCTAAAAGCAAAATTTGCTCTTTATTCATTTTTGCCAACTTCAATTTTAAATGCAGCTGCCAAAATTTAACCCTAAAAAGCTTAGCCACAAATCGAAATCGAAATAAAAATTTGTGTTGCTCTTCAATGTCATTTTTTGGCTTCAAAGCCAATAAATGAAATCTGCTGGCAATGTATTTAAGTTCATTGGCAACCAACTCATTCCAAGAGTTGGCAACTTCCAATTTAATATTATCTACTTCCACAGGTATCAAAGTAAACCTCCCGATTTAGTGAATTTTGCAATACGAAAACCAATAAAACCACCAATCGCTAATAAAATAAGCCCTAGGAATATTTTCAACCTTCTATTTTCTTTGCGCAGTTTTTTAGTTTCAGCTCTTACTTCCTGCCGACAATTGGAAGTAGCATTAATCGTAGGAAATTGAAATCCAATCTTTTTTTCACGGTAAACCGTATCTGTTTTACATTCCGAAGTAAAACCTAGTAAACCTTTATCTTTTCTATAAATAGTTAAAACCTGTGTGCTATCAGAAATCACTAAGCTATCTTTTATATTGATAACGACAGAATCATAAAAAGACGTGTCAATAATTGACTGAGGAATGATGATGGTATCTCGGTATAATAAAGTACTGTCTTTCAATTCAATAAGTTGCGGATATTTTTTAGTAAGCTTGTAAATTTTATTACTAGCTTTGGAAACTCGCTTCTCGTGGCTACAAGAAGCGAGTAACAAACCCAAAATTAAAACTATGAAAAGAGAGCGTTTCATAAATCAAATATAAGTAAAATAATTTACTTTAGGAGTAAAGAAAATTACATTTCAATTTTCAAAATAAAATTTTCTGGGAGAAGGTTGTTAAGCATCCCCATTGTGGCAACTGAGCTTGTCACATCAAGCAAACCATCGCCATTAATATCCGTATGAGTTTTACCCACCAAAATACAACCCCTTATATGGGTATAGAAATTTCCTTGATGAATCAAAATCCAATCTCTGTTGGGAACATTGGTTAAATGAAAGTGATTTTTATATTTTGGAGAATTTCTCTTAACCACATTGTATTCGCCTTCAGGTACGCATGAAATATTCCTTGCATTATCTTTCCAAGGCAATTCTAAAGTTTTGCAAACTTCCTTTCCATCAACATATAAAATACCTAAAGTTTGTTTAGGCTGGCAACTAATCCTTTTTAATAAAACTTCCATAAAAAATATATTAAGTTGAAAAAAAACTATCTCTTTGTTGTGGGCGCATTTCTCTTGCGCCTCCTGTGCTTTTAGCTTTACTATCCTCTACATAGCAAGGGCTTTCTTTGTAAGTGGAAAACTCATCCAAATTTGATTTGATGATTTTCATCGCCTTGTCCAAATATTCCTGCCCTTCACGCTTCATGCTCGAAGCTATAATTTCTTTACTTTGATTGTTGGCAGGTCGAAAGCTTTCAGTTCCAGATCTATCTTCCACATTTTTTTGAATCACACCAAATACAGATTGCTCTACTGAAAATTCGTGCACACCAAATGAAACTGCTAATTTTGCTATTCCTTTTTGCAAGGCATCCACCACTTTTAATTCTAACTCAGAAAGCGTGGGGTAAGCATCATCCACCTTTTGTTTTTTGTGCAATTTATTGAGCAATTCATCATAATAATTACATAGCATATTGCTAACAATCATATCTTCCACATATTCAATTTTTGGTAGATATGCCATAAATGTTAAGCGTTGATTATTGATGTTGTAGCCCTTTTGAAAGCTTTGAGAATTAAAGCAAATTAGATTAGATTTCTTTAGAAATAAATCGCTTTCCTTCCAATCCTCAAAAATGTCAATATTAGCGTTTAAAAAATCCATCAACAGCTCAATATTATTGTAGGCAGTATCTAGCAAATGATTTTTTAAGTCTTGAATTTGCCACCTGAAGGCGGTTTTTTGATGGTCTGAAGAAGTAATGTGAATGCCCGAATCAGAAATATTAAGTTGATTAACATCTACATAATTCTGAAATGCTAGAAATGCCAAAGAATGTTTAACCAAATCAAGCAATTCTTCTCTTTTTTCGATAGGAATTAAAATCGATTCTTCGCCCTCGCCTTCTCCTTCGCCCTCGCCATCTTGAAACTCATTCAACATTTTATTAAATAGGGTGGGACCCACAATTTTTTTGATGTAGCGATTTTGAGCTAAACGAATAGAAGGTTTAAGAACATCAAATGTAAATCCATCTACAACAGATAAGTATTCTTTGAGCTCTTCGGTGCTATTGATTAGTAGTTGATTCATTATACACTTCGTTTTTGAATTCCCGTTGGATTTTTATCCAATGTGGTTAAAATATTGTCTTCATAAGCAAATTGAATATCTGGATCCCATCCGTTGGAATAAAATCTAAAGTGTCAAGCGTTTCAAATCTGTCTGCCATAGCATCGCTAATGGCAATGTTGAAAGCTTCACGCTTATCGCTTCCAGATTTAGCCCCTAACTCCTTACCAGGCATGCCCGATCCAATCAAGGTCGGGTCAATGCCGATGGCAAAAAGTATTTCAGAGTTGGCAGCTGCCGAGTCAAGATTTAGAACACCATCTTGAATTTTATTATCAATCACTTCAATCTCCCAAACGCCCATTTTTTGTTTGGTGGTACGGTCAATATCATAGAATGTAATTAAAGATTTACCTGTATTTTTAGTGTCTTTTAAGAAATTATCCAATTGTTCTAAATCTTCGTCCATTTTTTTTTGCCTTTCATCTGGAGTGGCATCGGGATATTTCTTATCAAAATAATCCATCGGTATGCGCACGATGTATTTTAATGTCATGGCATTGTTGATGATTGCTTTTTTTACCGTTGGAATAAGCTTTGCAATGTCCATCCACTCGCTTTCTCTCGCACTATTCCAGAAAGGAATAGGGTAGTAATCATACGATGGCATATAGTTGTAAATCGGTCGGATGAATTTAGAAATTTTGTTTTTTTGGCAATATTCTTTTACTGCTTCCACATCCATGTCTTGAGGTATGTAGTGAACAGCCACTGTATCTTCTTCAGCTGGAGAATCATTCCATTTTGGAGAATAAACAGCCCATTTTGAACGCCAAACTCCGTTAATATCTTCTTTTACAGATAGTCGAATATAAGGCGCAGTTTTATGATAAACTTGTTTGATTTCGCCACCATCACCATCCAAAATAAATTCGGGAAAAGCGATGTTAAAAATTTCGTAATCGGTCGTTTGGGCTTTTAAAAATTTGTTGATTTTATTTTTTCTGAAAAATTCCTTTACATTTTCATCATTCACAGGCTCTGGGTATTGCTTACCCGCTTCATCGTTTACTAATTTTAAAGCAACCACACCTCTTCCAAGGTGTATTCTTGCTCTTTTTCGCAATCCTGCACCAGCAACAGTTACTTTTTTTAAATCTTCAAGTATTTCAAAAGGCAATTTGTTATTATTTCCCCAGTTTGAAATTTCAATATCTTGCTTGTCTTTCGTTTTGATTTGCTCTGTGTTATCTGGCGCATCATCGACCGAAGTTTTTGGGCTTAAATTATCCAAACCACTCATCCAGTTTCCACCTGCACCAATAAATATAGATCTATTAATATCAATTGTTTTTGCTTTAGCCATTACCAGATTACTTTTTTTCCGTTAAAAAATTCAATCAAACGAATACGCACTTTTCGAATTTGGCGAGAGCCATCAATCGTAATATTTCGAGTTTGATTTTTATAATGATTGGGATTGCGTCTTTCAAGGGTAGCTTGGGAAATAGGCTTTGCGTTTACTTTCGTGCCGTCATATTTCTTGCCCATAATTCTGTAAGTATTCTTCATGGTGATTCTTTCTCCGCCCGTATTTTTACTTTCGGAGAAAGTGCAAAAAGTAATGTCAAACCTATTGGGCTTTTTACGTTCATCTCTGCCGTCAAGCACTTGCAATACCTCATGAAGCGTAATTGTATCATTCATGAATGTAAAATTGAAGGAAAAATAAGTAAAATAAAAGGACAAAAAAAGAAGGAGCAAGATTTCTCTTGCTCCTTCGGCTGATTTAAATGACTGGTTTGCTCCTAGGAATATAAAACTAGCTGTCCGTCCCTTAAAAATCGTTGATGTTTAAACAGCGTATCATCAACAGGCATGCCCTTAGATTTAAATCCCAACCAATCTCTGTCTGTGGTGGATATGGAGGTAAAATTAATATTTTCGGAGCACCTATATAGTTCACTGCATAGATTGTGTTGACTATAATCAACTGAAGCAATATCTTCGTAAACTGTAAATGTATTTTCAACATCTAGATTTACAAAAACATAAACTTCATCTGCTTCAACAGCAGGAGCAACGCAATCGCAAGGTAAAAAAATAGACACCGATTCAATGTTTTGGTTTTCACCTGGCACATCAAAACTATCTGCTGCAAAAAGAGAGATAAAACTAAAAGCCAAAAGTGCAAAAAGTAATTTTTTCATGACAAAATTTTAAATGTTAGTAAAATAATAAGTCAAATATAGTAAAAATATTTAAATATCAAATAGGATTATCGATATTTTTTAAAAAATCCTCCTCATCAAGATGTTTATCACCTCTATCAGCAAGATAGAAGTAGCAATCAACGGCATTAATATAAGATAAAAAAGCATCTATAGTATAATTGTTAGAACCAACTTCAATACTTTGAATCGTTTTATAACCAATACCAGTAGCATCAGCCATTTGCTGTAAGGTTAAATTTTTATGTTTGCGAATATCTCGCAAATAAGCGCCAATTTTTTGGCGCGCAATGAGTGTTATTTGTTGATTGATAGCCATTTTTTATATTTAGTAAATTCCAAAATGTTTTTTAATTTTTGATTGTGAAATGCCTGTTTTTTCAGACAAAGCTTTTACTTCTTGATGTGAAGCAAATCTAGATAAAGAATATTTTTTTAAAGTTTCCGAAACTTTTTGAGCTAGATCCATTTTCATTTTAGTGATGTTATCATTCCCACCATCAGATAAATCTTCCGTATTATCTTCTTTTTTCTTAAAAACATTTTTATTGTAAGAGCCATCTTTCCAGTTATTAATTACCTCTTGAAAATCTTCTATCTCAAGCAATCTTTTATCACAAATATTTTCTAATTGGCCAACAACAGATAAAAGTCTATTATCTACACTTTTAACATAAAGTTCAATGTCGTTTGATCCTCTCATTCTATTCATTGAATGATTAGGCTCATGATCGCTAACTCTTACTTTAATCCCTTTGATGTTATAATATTTGCTCATAATTGTATCTTTTGACACCTCAAAGATAATAAAAACCTTTCTAATTATCTCAATAAAGGAATAAAATAATTTAATAAAAACATAACTATCTGAAAATCAATTTAATTATTTTTCTACAATCCTAAAAAAAGATAGTAGAAAAATCAAACAACGCTAAAAATTATTCAATGCCCTGAATAATTTTTTACCTTTTAAAGCTGCAAATTTTATCAGTACAAATTTTAAGTGCTGATAAAATTTGCAGGGTACGTGGCGAAACCTGTAAATTCAAAAAATACATAATTAATTAATATTTAAGTTATTACGATAAATTAATAAAATAAATATTAATTAAACGCC